GAGCCAACCATGCGAAGGTTCAAGAATTTTGTTAGAGATTTTGTGCATAAAAACCTTGTTCCCCTCGAATCCACCACGGACTTAACTGTTGAGACGTGGCTTTCAAAAACCAATTACCCCCTCTGGAGGCGTGAAGCCCTGGAGAAGACGGCGGCGTCTGGGTTCGTTAGGAGCGACCCGAAATACCGAAGGTGTAAGTCTTTTATTAAGGATGAGACTTATCCCTCTTACAAGCATGCACGTGCTATCAATTCTCGTACTGATGAGTTCAAGACGATGGTTGGTCCCGTGTTTAAGGCTATTGAGGATGTTGTTTTTAAACTTCCATGGTTTATTAAGAAAATCCCCATTGCCAGCAGGCCGAATTATATTTATGACCGGGTTTTCCGATCTGGGATAAAGTTTATGGCTACGGACTATACCAGTTTTGAGGCTGGATTCAGTCGTCAGTTGATGCATGCTTGTGAGTTTGTGTTGTATAAATATATGACACAAAACTTGCCTAATGCTACCGAGTTTGCGAAAGTCCTCGATGAAACTTTGGCAGGTAAAAATGTGTGTGAATTCAAGAGGTTTATTTCCATTGTGATGGCCCGTCGCATGTCTGGGGAGATGTGCACGTCACTTGGGAATGGTTTCACTAACCTCATGATTACTCTATTTTTTGCCCATGAAATGGGTATTGACATAGATGGAGTTGTTGAAGGAGACGATGGGTTGTTTTCATCGTCGACCGGCAAGTATCCATCGTCTTCTGATTATGCTAAGCTAGGCATGAAAATCAAGATTGAACTCTTCGATGATTTGGCGGAGGCTTCGTTTTGTGGCATAGTGTTTTCAGTTAAAGATAGAGTAAATATTGTTGACCCCATTGATGTCCTGTCCAACTTTGGTTGGACTAGTTACCAATATGTTCACGCCAAAAAGACCAAGAAAATGGCCTTGCTCAGGTGCAGGAGTTTAAGTCTCAAGCACCAGTATCCCGGTTGTCCTATTGTTAGTGCTTTGGCTGACTATGGGCTCCGTGTGACACGATCTATTTGTTTGGAGTCGATTTTGAAGAAAGATCGCTCCATGTCACTGTGGGAGCGGGACCAGTTAGTATTGGCCATCAAAGATGAGAAGAAGCTCAAAGACATCCCCGTGGGTGATGATAGTCGATTGTTGATGGAACGCAAGTTTGGAGTTTCTCTTGAGGCTCAGGCCCGAGTAGAAGCACAGCTTGCCACCTTGACTTCCATCCAACCGCTTGATTTTCCCTGTCTTGATCTTCTCATTAATGATGATGTTCAACATTATACTTTGAATTATGTCAAGGCTGGAACTGATTCTTTTGATCAGTGAGCTTGACACGACCACTAACGGATGTCGTTAAACTAGTCTGGTGCCCAGCTGG